ATTATGATGATTTATGTGGATGGTTATTAAAACAACAATCAGAATTTTCAACTATCCTGCCTTGGGAAGTAGTAAGAATACCTGCATGGCTAGATGAAGCCAGTGCCGAGTTATTACAGTTACCTGTAGGTGGTAGTTATTTTCCTGAATGGAAGACAGATGAATCATTAAAGATTGATGAACAAGAAATCAGAGCCTCTAATGGTGCAAGGTACTGGAATGCATTATATATGCAGGACCCAACACCTGATGAAGGTGGCTTAATAAAAAAAAAATGGTTACAGTGGTGGGAGTATGATGAACCACCAGCATGTGATTTTATTATTCAAACATATGATACTGCTTTCTCTACAAGAACTACTGCCGACTATAGTGTAATACAAACCTGGGGTATCTTTTCTAGATTTGAAGAGAACGAACATGGATATGAAGATTATGTTTCAAATATAATTCTATTAGGAAACATGCGAGGCAGATATGAATATCCAGAACTAAGACGAATAGCACAAATGCTCTATGATGAATTTAATCCTGATGTATGTATCATAGAAAAGAAAGCATCTGGTCAATCTTTAATACAAGATATGCGTAGAGCTGGATTACCAGTGCAAGATTATATACCAGACAAAGATAAAGTATCTAGAGTGTATGCAGCATCACCAATGATTGAAGCAGGCAGAGTGTGGCTACCTAAAAATAAAAAATGGTCTGATGATTTGTACACAGAGATTTTACAGTTTCCAAACTCGGCTCATGATGACCAAGTTGATGCAATGACAATGGCCATACATTACATGAAAGAATCCTGGAGATTAACGCATCCAGATGACCCATATATGGAAGAAGAAAATAAAAGTAAAAAAAGGGTTGCATATTGGCGAGTTTAATGGTATAATGTATATAAGGGAAAAAAATGAACCAAAATGAATTATATAAAACTTTAGCTGTAGATATTCCAAGGCCTGAGATAGTAGAGACTCCAAAGCCTGAAGTTGCTGTAGTTAAGCCACAAAAAAGTATAACAGATGAAGAAGCTGGATTTGAACTAGATAATTTAGGAACAAGTTTACTTGAACGATTTGAAAAATTATCTTTAGGACAACAACTTATTGCTGGAGTTACACCTGTTGTTGGTGAAGCTATATCAGCAGCTGAGACACCAAAGTATGCTGGAGAAACAAAAGAAGCATTCAGAGAAGGTAATTATGGTCAAGCTGCTATTAAAGGATTATTAACTGCAATGTCAGCAATAGGAGCTGTACCAATTTTAGGAACAACAGTTAGAGCTCCAAAAGCTATAGTTAAAACAGGTGCTAAAAAAATTGCAGAAAAAATACAAGATACTATTCCTATTTTTCCAAAGCCACAAAGAATGTTTAAAGAAAAAAATCCTCCAGCAGGAGGAGAATATTTAAATCCAATAACAAAAGAAAAATTAACAGATAAAAATTTTCAAAGTGCTAGCATTGGTATTACACCTGAAGGTAAACCAAGTTTTACTGCAAAAAATATTGAAGTAGAAAAAGTAGGTAGTCCTGATATAAAAGGAGCTACACAAATAAAAACAAATTTATTTAAAAAAAGTGCAGGATGGAAATGGTTGAATGCTCCAGAAAATTATAAAAATGCACCTACTTTAGTATCTATTCAAAATAAAGGTAAACATTATTATACATTACAAGCTGATTTTCCTCAAGGAATTAATTTATCTAGATATGCTAAATCAAAAACAGAACCTAGATTAAGACCTACTATTAAAGGATTTGTTAATTTAGGAAAACCTATTGGGACTATATCTGTAAGAGGAAAAGAACATCCAGTATATGATAAAATTATAAATAGAAAAGCAGGGGGAGCTATATAAATGGCGATAGAAAAAAATCCATTTGACAAAAAAGAAGAATCAACCAATGTAGTAAATATAAATGCTACAGTACCAGAAGATGAGAATGTATCTTTTGAATTAGATAATGATGGTGGGGTTGTAGTAAACTTTGGTGAAGAAGAAATAGAAGAAGAAGTAACAGCAAAAGAATATTATACTAATCTTGCAGAAGATATGGAAGAAGGTTTGTTAAATGATATTGCTAATACTGTTATAGATAATTTTCAAGCAGATAAAGATTCTAGAGGCGAATGGGATTCAATGTTTGAAAGGGGATTTGATTTACTAGGATTAAAACTAGAAGATACAACAGAACCTTTTGAAGGTGCGTGTACTGCAGTGCATCCACTATTAATTGAATCTGCTGTTAAGTTTCAAGCAAAAGCTTCACAAGAATTATTTCCTGCTGGTGGCCCTGTAAAGGCACAGATACTAGGAAATCAATCTGTAGAAAAACAAGAACAAGCTAATAGAGTTCAGAACTTTATGAACTATCAAATAACTGAGCAGATGCCAGAATACTTTGATGAGTTTGAAAGAATGTTATTTCATCTACCATTAATAGGTTCTGCAATTAAGAAAGTATATTATGATGCCGGACTAGAAAGACCAGTATCAGAGTTTGTACCTATTGACCAATTCTATGTTTCTTATTATGCTTCTAATTTAAAGAAGGCAGATAGATATACACACGTTATTTATCGTAATCCTGTAGATATGCAAAGAGATATTGAAGCTGGTATATATGCAGATGTAAATTTACCTACACCTTCTAATCCATCACAAACAAATTTATCAGAAAAATTAAATACTATTATGGGTATATCACCAACAGCAGATAGTGACCCACAATATGTATTACTAGAACAACACGTACATCTTGACATTCCTGACCCTGAATGTGAAGAAGGTGAGTTTGCTCCTTACATTATTACAGTAGAGGAGGAATCTCGTCAGGTACTAAGTATTCGTAGAAACTATAGAGCCAAAGATGCAAATAAAGAAAAGAGAATGCATTTTGTTCATTACAAATTTGTGCCTGGGTTCAGTTTCTATGGGTTAGGTCTTATACACTTCTTAGGTAATCTTACATTAACAGCCACATCAGCTATGCGTAGCTTAGTAGATGCAGGTCAGTTTGCTAATTTACCTGGAGGATTTAAGGCCAAAGGAGTAAGAATGGTGGGCGATAACGAACCTATTGCTCCTGGTGAGTTCAAGGAGGTCGAAGCGACTGGTATAGATTTGCAAAAGGCTATAGTTCCTCTCCCATATAAAGAGCCTTCCTCAGTTCTATATAGTATGCTTGGATTTGTAACTGCTGCTGGTCAGAAGTTTGCAGACAGTACAGAACAAATTGTTTCTGATGCTGCCTCCTATGGACCTGTTGGAACTACTATGGCTTTAATAGAAGCTTCTAGTAAGTTCTTTTCTGGTGTTCATAAAAGATTACATAAATCACAAAGAGATGAATTTAAAATTATTGCAGAGATAGATTATGATTATCTACCAGGAGAATATCCATATGATGTTCCTAATGCAAGTAGAGAAATATTTAGAAAAGACTTTGATGGTGTTGTAGATGTCGTACCAATTAGTGACCCTAATATACCAAGTAATGCACATAGAATGATGTTAGCTAATATGGCATTACAAATGGCACAACAATCACCACCAGGTATGTTTAATCTTGAAGCATTAAATAGAACAATATTAAATGCTGCTAATATGCCTAACATAGAAGAGATATTACCAGCAGCACCTAGACCACAACCATTAGACCCTGTGTCTGATATAGCTGCTGCAACTAAAGGTATACCTATCTCAGCTTTTCCTGGTCAAAATCATGATGCACACATTCAAGTTAAGATGGCATATTTATCAGACCCAATGAATGGAGCTAATCCTATTATGGCTAGATTAAAACCTATTTTAGAAGCTAATGTTCAAGAACATACTCTTATGAAATATCAAGAACAAATGAGTGGCACAACAAAACTAATGATGGAGCAAATGCCTCAACAAGCTCAGCAACCTTCTCAAATAGAAGCTGTTATGGCTGCAGCAGCTCAAGAAGTTCTTAATGCTAATATGGCAATGGGTAAACAAATGTCACCAGAGCAACAACTAGTAGCATTAGAGCAGGCAAAAGTAGAACTTGAAAAAGAAAAATTAAAACTAGATGCTGCAAAAGAAAATGCAAAGATAGCTATTGAAGCTCAAGGATTAGATATTAAACGTCAAGCTCAAATGCTTGATGCTCAAGATAAAGGATTAACAGCTCAATTAAAAGTTGAAAAATCTAATGCTGATAGAACAAGTAGAGAAGCTTTAAAACAATTAGATGTTATGACAAAGCTTGCTATTGAAGATGAAAAAATACAATTAGAACAACAAAAGATGTTATTTGATTCTGCAAAGAAACAAGCAGATGTAGAACAAAAAGAAGACAAAGACGTACTAAATTTTATTGAGAAATCAAATAAATAAGTTCTAGGATTTATAAATTTCTACTGACTGACCTAGCAGACTTGCCAAGACAGTAGAGTAACAAAGGAGAAGAAAATGGCGAATACAACTTTTAAAGGACCAGTCAGGTCTACAAGAGGTTTTCAAATTGCAACTAGAGATTCAAGTTCAGATGTTGAAACAACTAGAATGAGTTCAGGTATGCCTGACTTAACTGGTTTATCACTTACTGATACAGCTACTGGTGCAAACATTACTTTAGTAGATATGTCTCTAAATGTAGTAAACTATACTGGTGCAGCAGCTTGTGCAGCAGCTTTACCTGCAGCAAAAGAAGGTTCAGTTTGTGTATATGTTCAATCAAAAGAAACAGAAGGTGGAACAGCTACATTAACTTTTAATGCAGCAGGCAATGATGTTTGGAAAACTGGTTCTGTTATTGAATCAAGAGCAACTGATGAAGTAACATTTGATATTTCTGCAGAGGGTGAAACTCAGTTAGTTTTCACACCTGCAAATGCAGCAACAAATCTATTTACTATTGGTAGTAAGATTGCATTTATCTGTTATGAAGACGGTGTATGGGATATTGCTGCTGAAATGGGTGGAGCACCAACATTGTTAAAAGGTGCATTTGCTTTCGCAGCTTAATGTATGGAAATATTTGACGAAGTATTTAAAGCTTATGATGAGGAAATCTCTCAGTTAAAGGAAACATTAGGTAATGGTTCTGCTGAAGATTATCCTCATTATAGGCAAATGGTTGGTTCTATCACAAGTATAGAATGGTGTAAAAATAATTTAAAACATATAATAAAACGAAGAATGGAGGATGATTAATGCAACAAGTCGCTTTAGGCAAAGCAATGCAAAACAGTTCATGGATATCTGATGATGATACATTAGACCCAGATATATTACCAGAACTGCCAGGATATCACGTTTTAGTTAGACCTATAAGTATTAAGGAAAAAACTAAAGGTGGTATATTATTACCAGGAAGTGTTAAAGATGATATATCTTATTTAACAACAGTTGGTAGAGTGTTAAAGATAGGTAACTTAGCTTATAAAGATAAAGAAAAGTTTCCTGCTGGAGCATGGTGTAAGGAAGATGACTACATTTGTTATGGTAAACATGCCGGACAAAAGTTATTTTATAAAGGAATTAAACTATTATTGTTATTTGATGACCAGATAATAATGAAGGTTGAAGACCCAACACATCTTGACCCAACATTTAATTTAACAAATATGTAAATAAAGGTTGCATTTTCTTGTAAAATGTGGTATAATAATAATAAGCACGTAATACGTTTGTTTCGTGCACAACGGAGAATAAAATGGAAGATAAGTGGAGTGAGATAGAAGTCTCAGAAAATAAAGAAGATAATAAAGTAGAATTTGAAGTAGAAGAAAAAGAAAAGGTTGAGGAAAAACCTGAACCAGAACCAGTTAAAGCAGAAGAACCTGCTAAAGAAGCGCCAAAAGAATTAGATGGTATTGAAACTAAAGGTGCAGAAAAAAGAATTAGACAATTAATACGTCAAAGAAAAGAACGAGATGAGCAGATAAATCAACTCATTCAACAAAATGAACAACTAAAAAGTTCTTATAATACAAAAGAAAACGAGTTTCATCAAGTCAGTAAACTAAATTTAGATGCAACTGAAAAGCAATTAAAAGATAAACTTGAATTAGCTAGAAGTTCTTATGCAGATGCTTTTGAAGCACAAGATAAAGATAAATTATTAAAAGCACAAGAAGCATTAAATGAAGCACAAACTGATTTAAAAAATGTAGCAGCAACAAAAAGTAGATTTACACAACAACCAGTACAGAAGCAAGTACAACAACCAGTACAACAAAGACCAGTACAAGCTGACCAAAAAGCAATAGATTGGCAAGCTAATAATGAATGGTTTGGTAAAGATAATGTTATGACTGCTTCAGCTTTAGCAATAGATGCTGAATTAAAGAATGAAGGTTACAATCCTACGGATGAAGATTTTTATTCAGAAATTGATAATAGAATTCGTGCAGCTTTTCCCAATAAGTTTGAGAGTAAGCCAGCACAAACAGAACGCACTGATGGTACGTCATCACCATCTCAAGTAGTTGCAGGAGGGTCACGTTCCTCTCCTAACCCAAAGAAAGTTAAATTATCTCAAGAGGATGTTCGACTTGCTAGTAAATGGGGAATACCACTTGAACAGTATGCTGCCGAAAAGATGAAGGTAACTAAATCTGAAGGTGACTATACAACAATTAATATGCAACGTGGAGGTAAATAATGACACGAAATAATGTACGTAGTTCTCAAACCAGAGAAACCAACGAAAGAGCACAAAAAGATTATGTATTTGAAGAACCATCTATAACTAACATCCCTGATGTAGTTACTGAGAAGTTTAAAAATTCAGGCATGACCTTGGGTTGGCTTCGTATTGATTTAAAAGATAAAGAAGATTATCAAAATATCGGTAAGAAACAACAACAAGGCTGGGAATTTGTGACTCCAGAGGAGGTACCTGAAATGGGAGCAACTTCTATCGTAAGGAAGGAAGGTCGCTATGCTGGTGTAGTCTGTCGTGGAGACTTAGCATTAGGTAAAATACCTACGTTTAAACTAGAAGCGAAAAAAGCACATTACTTAAAGAAGTCTGGTCAGATGATGGATGCTGTTAATCAACAATTAATGAATCAATCAACTTCTCAGATGCCTATAAGTAATACAAGTAAAAGTTCTGTTACAAAGGGAAGAAGACCTTCGTTTCAGGATTAATTTTTTAATCAACTTTTTTTTTAATTAAGGAGAATTATTATGGCTACAGTTAAAAACCCATTTGGTTTTCTCCCTGCTCGAAAAAGAGATGGTCAGCCGAATACGGAAGGATACGGACAAATTGTACAGCCTGTATCGAATGCAAATGTAGGAATAGTAAGTTTAATTCCTAATAATATATTTGCAGGTGATGCAGTTGTTATTGATACTGCCGGAACTATTACACCTGTTCCAACTAATAAATGTAAAATAACAGGTGTGTTTCAAGGATGTCAATATGTACAAAATGGAGAACCTAAATTTTCCAGGTTTTACCCTGGAGGAACTAGTGTTTCTGATGTTAAACTTCATGTCATTACAGACCCTGCACAAACATATTATGTTCAGTCTGATTCAATCTTATCTGATGGTAGAATATGCATAGTTACAAACTTTGCTGTTACAGCATCAGCAGGTAGTACTCTAACTGGACAATCTTCACATGCTATTAATGGAACAGCAATTGCTGCTGATACATCAACTGGCGCACAAATTAGAGTTGTGGGAAGAAAAGATATAGATGGAGATTCTGTTAATGGTAATGTAAGTCAAGCAGATGCGTTTCCAATTGTGGAGTGTTATATTAATATGCACAGGTCACAGTCGGTGCTATCTCAAGTTTCAGTCTCATAACAACTAGGAAAGGATAATATAAAATGGCTATAAATAGAGCTGCTATTAGTAAAGAGCTCCTTCCTGGATTAAATGCAGTCTTTGGAATGGAGTACGGAGAAGTTAACAATGAACATGAGCCTCTATATGATATAGAGAACTCAGACAGGTCTTTTGAAGAGGAAGTCCTCTTTACAGGATTTGGTACTGCCCCAACTAAACTAGAAGGTGCTGCTGTATCTTTTGATAATGCAAGCGAAAGTTATGTCGCTAGATATCAAAATGAAACAATCGCACTTGCTTTTGCAATTACAGAAGAAGCAATGGAGGATAACCTCTATGACACTTTTTCAAAGTTAAGAGCAAAAGGTTTAGCAAGAGCAATGGCAAATACAAAGCAACAGAAAGCTGCTTCAGTTTTCAATAATGCTTTTACTGCTGGTGCTACTGCTATTGGTGATGGACAGGCTTTTATAAGCACTGCTCACCCAGTAGTTGTTGGTGGAACACAAAGCAATTATGCAAACAATGGCACTAATGCTGACTTATCTCAAACTACACTTGAAACATCTTTAATACAAGTACAACAACTTAAAGATGATAGAGGTATTTTGATTGGAGCAGGAGCAGTATCATTACACGTACCTAACGAATTAATCTTCGTTGCTGATGTAATTTTAAACACCCCAGGTACAACTGGAAGTGCAGACAATGACATCAACAGTTTAAAGAACATGGGACTAGTTCCTAATGGTTTCTTTGTAAACAGAAGATTTAATGACCCAGATGCGTATTTCATAAAAACTGACGTTCCAAATGGTACTAAGATGTTCACTAGAACACCTTTACAAACTAAAATGGAACCTGATTTCGATACCGGAAACATCAGATTTAAAGCAAGAGAAAGATATTCTTTTGGTGTATCTGACTGGCGAGGGTATATAGGAAACCCAGGAGTCTAATAAAATTATGGGAAGGTATGAGTTACTCTGCCTTCCTATACTAACATTAAGGAATTAAAATGGCAAACAATTTTAAAGCAGTATACGTCTCTGGTAGTGATAAAGTAACATCTTTATTAGGCCCAAGAATAGTAGCACTTCATGCATACTCACCAACTGCTGGAACTTTTGATGTTCAAGATGCCTCTGGTTCAAGCATTATAAAATGTAAAGTACCGGCTAGTGGTACCTCAGATATCTATATAGGAGAGATGGGATTAAAAACTACAGGTACAATTAGTGTTTCTGCTCCAGCCAGTGCTGCAGCTATTACATTAGTATTAGGATAATACATGCCCTCGTATTCGTTTTTAAAAACAGATTTAATAAATACTACAGAGAATGATTCTAATGAATATGAATCACAAATATCTAATATTGTAGAAAGAGCTGAAAGTAGATTAATGAAAGAACTAGATGATTTTGGTTTAGATAATTATTCTAGTTTTAGTTTTACTGCAGGAGACCCTATAGTAACAGTACCAGAAGGTACATTAGTAGTTAGAAATGTAAACTATAAAACAAGTGCTTCATCTAATATAACACCATTATTACAAAGAACATACGAATATGCAATAGATTATTTTCCTCATGCAAGTGCATCAACAGGAACACCAAGATACTATTCAAGAAAAAATAACACAGAAATTTATATAGTACCTACACCAGCTTCAGCATTAACTGGTGAGATACAAACTACAAAAAGACCTTTAGCATTATCTAGTGCTACAGGAGCAAGTGCTACCACATCAAACTATTTTAGCGAGTTTTGTTACAATGCTTTATTTGATGCATGTATGGTAGAGTCAATGATATTCATGAAGAACTTTTCTTTAGTTCCTACAATGGAACAAAAATTTCAAGGTTCTATTAACTCATTAAGAAATCAAGCTAGAAGAACTAGAAGAGATGATATGCAAACTCCAGCTAATCCATTAGGTGGTCCAACACCAGTAATGAAAAATTCAGACTAATGAGTATTAGTAGAAGTAATATAAACTTACAAGTAACAAGAGGCAATAATATGAAAAATTTAAAAGATGTACCTGCAGGTAATAAAGGTAAAGGTTTAAGTAATCTACCTACAGGAGTAAGAAATAATATGGGATTTAAAAAACAAGGTGGTAAGGTTATGAATAAGAAAGGTGGAGGCATGGCTTATCAGTTATATGGTGGTAAAGTTTCTAATAATGGTAATCAGTTTGTACAATCATTTTATGATAAAGGAAATTAATAATGCCACAGTCATTAGAGGATTTAGTAGAACAGTTTAGAGAAGAAGGTTTATCTGAAAGTGAAGCTGTTAAAGCTGCAAAGAAAAGATTTTTACAAGAAACAAAAGCTAAACAAAAACCAATAAGAAATATTAAAATAAAAAATCAAAAAAGAAAAACAATAAGAGCTAAACAAGGTGGCAGCATAGGTAATAAACTTGTTGCTTCAATTTATGGAGGATGTAACTAATGGGACAATTTGTAGGTAAAACAATTATAGAAGGTGGCCAAGGCAGAACCGGAAAGAAATATGATTTAAATAATATTGTAGGTAGACCAACCGGACAAGGTTATGGTGCAGCTAGAAAAGGACCACAGACTAAAGGGCCAATTGAAGCTGTATCAAATGTAGAGTATACACAGGGTGAATCATTTACTACTAATACTAAAGACGTTAAAAATTTAAAGGGCTAGTAATGGCCATTAATAGAAAAGAAAAGCCTAAGAAAAAAGGCAAAGGCATGGAGGGCATGTCAATTAAGAGTGGTGATAAAAGACCTACCAAGTCAGGTGCAGGCATGACTGCTAAAGGTGTAGCTAAGTATAGAAGAAATAATCCTGGTAGTAAATTAAAAACTGCTGTTACAGGTAATGTAAAAAAGGGCAGTAAGGATGCTAAAAGAAGAAAGAGTTTTTGTGCTAGGTCTGCAGGACAAATGAAGAAGTTTCCTAAAGCAGCTAAGAATCCTAACTCAAGATTAAGACAAGCAAGACGTAGATGGAAATGTTAGTTGTCTTATTTAATTAGTAACATACCACATTTTAAATGTTGGGTAAGAAAAGAGTTTACACATAATCATCTAGATTATCATGGTGAAGTATTACATGGAATTGCTTTTGCAGTTAATACAATACCAGATAGATGTTTAAGTTTCCAAGTAATGTTTACTGGAATAGAAGATGAACCTAATGTTCATGGTGGTGCAATGTGGGCAAGGATGCCAATCACAGCATTAATAGCTGATGAGATATTAGAAGAGATACCAGAAAGAATGGATACTCATTTAGCACAGCCTTGGGATTGTTCATCAAGAACACATACTGTAGTTAAGCTAGACTTATTAACAGCTAGTCCTTGGATGTGTAAGATAGATAATGAATTTTATAAAGCTCGTTATATGTTTACAGTTGATTTTACTGATAGTGATATAAGTGATTGTCCAGCACAACATAAACAAAACCATGTAATGCAATTAATTGATGCAGGTAAATGGACAGGTAATATAGTATCATTACCTAATAATAGAGTTAGAGTAACAAGCCCTGCTTTATGGGTAACTGGAGAAGGACCTCCAGACTTTATACCAAGTCAGCATATACATGCAGCAGAGATACATGATAGTTATACTGACCCAGAAATAACTTTTAATAATTTATATAAGGGAAAAAAGAATGTCAGGAAAAACTAAAAAAGAAAGTAAAAAAAATAAAATAAATAAAAAAGTAAAAAAAGTTTTACAAGACCAATTTGGAGATGTATCAAAACAATTAAAGAAACTTACAATTAAAACAAATAATACAGGAGGAAAAGTTATGGCAGGAATGAAAAGTAAATACGGAGCTAAGATGGGTGGTACACCTATGAAGTCTAAGTATATGTCTAAAGGTGGAGTAATTAAAAAGAAAGCAGGTAAAGTAGTATTATCTGGTATGACTGCAAGAAGAGATGCAAGAAGAGGTAAATAATGGCAAAGCTTTGTCCAAAAGGTAAAGCAGCAGCAAAAAGAAAGTTTGATGTATATCCATCAGCATATGCTAATATGTATGCATCAGCAGTATGTTCTGGTAAAGTAAAACCAGGAGGTAAGAAGAAAAAGAAAACTACTAAGAAGAAAAGAAAAACTACTCGTAGGAAAAAGAAGTGACGATAACATCTGAACTAATTAATACAGTACATAATATACCTTGGGTTGATGGTATACTTTATATTATACTTGGTTTAGGTACTTATGCAATATATAAATGGATTAAGAACAGATGAGCTTACGTAAATGGGTAGGAGAAAAATGGGTTGATATAGGAGCACCAAAGAAAAATGGTAAGTTTCAACCTTGTGGTAGAAAGAAAGCTAAAGGTAGTAAAAGAAAATATCCTAAATGTGTACCATTAGCAAAAGCACAAAAGATGACTGCAGGGCAAAGAAAGTCTGCAGTTAAAAGAAAAAGAGCTAAGGCACAAGGTGTAGGTGGTAAGCCAACATTTGTATCAACATTTAAGAAGAAGACAAAGAAAAAAACATAATCGTTTGGCTCGTAAGAGTTGGAAGTAAGGTAACTGAAGAAACGCACTAACTTTAATTAGGAGGTGTGTTATGAATAATCAAATATTATTTACATTATTAAAAGAAAAAAAAGAATATAACATGGCAAGAACATTAAAAAAAGTAACTAAACAATTAAAAAAAGCTTCTAAGCTTCATGCAAATCAAGCTAAGATAGTTGCAAACTATGT